GACGAGACGAAGAGCCGCTCCCCGGCAGCCGAGGTGACCGAGGCGCTTACGCTGCGCACCAACAGCGAGCCGGGGCGGATTGTGGTCAAGGTCAGCGTCAAAGGTCACTGGCCTCGTTCGCTCGCGATCTGGGCAGAATACGGCACAGACCCGCATTTCATCACGGTCGATGACAGCCAGCGAGAGGGCAAGAGCGTCCGCCGCATCAATGAGACCGGCGGCGGGTCGTTGCGAATTGGCGGCAGCTTTGTCGGCCAGACGGTCCACCACCCTGGTGCCAAAGCCAACCCGTTCATGCGTCCCTCGCTCGATCTCAGCGCCGCAGCCGCCCGTGCCGCGATGCAGACTTACGTCAATGCCCGCGTCACGCGCGGCGGCATCATCGGCAGCGACGAACCGGAAGGGACCGACGAATGAGCGGGGTCGAGATCGTCGGTGACCTGCTGCGCGCTTACGAGCCGCTGACCGAGCTGATGGAGCCAGCAAGCATCAAGGCCGGCAAGCTTCCCGATAACGTGGTGCTGCCCGCGATTCTGATCCGCAGCGTGACCCTGGTCGATCGCCAACGCCTGAAGCGGGAGCCGCTGACCCGTTCCGTCGAGCGCGTGTCCGTGGCGGTGCGGGCCGCGAATTATCGAGATCAGAAGGCCGCAATCAAGCTCATCCGGCGGTGCTGCCGGGACGTGATCGGCGATCTTTCGGGCTGTTTTCGTGTCTCGATCCTTACCGCGGGCACCGGCCCTGATGTCGGCGGTCCGGCGAACAGCTTCGAGCAGACCCAAGACTTCCGCGTCAGCTTCGACGCGGCAGCGTGAGAGAAAAGGAACCTACCATGTCCGACACCAAGCCCAAGACGATCCGCGGCAAGGCGACCCGCGATTTCACCGACGCCGGCACCGAGCGCCGCTTCGACGCTGGCAAGACCCACGATTTCACCGAGGGCGAGTTCGTCAACTTCGCAGCCGCTGGGCTGGTCGAGGCCGTCGACAGTGCCGCTGACCCGAAGGCCAAGCCCGCCGCCTAACCCACGTGCCCGCCGCCCGGCGGGCGCCACCCCGCCGGCCCTGCCGGTATTAAATCACGAGGATCATCACCATGGGTTCACAGACTGCCGCAGGCTCCGCGCTTGCGATCTCCGTTACGTCGCCGGCGACTGCCGACGCCACCGGTTACGCCGCTCTGACCTTCACCGATGTCGGCCAGGTCGAAAAGCTTGGCTCGATCGGCGCCAGCTTCGCGAAGGTCGAATTCCAGCCGCTCAAGGGTGCCAAGCAGAAGTTCAAGGGCTCGGCCGACTATGGTGCTCTGCAGCCGTCGATGGCGCTCGACAGCTCCGACGCCGGCCAGGCGATCATGCAGACGTCGGCTGATGACGAGAGCCAGAAGCTCTATTCGTTCCGCGTGACCTATCCGGACGGCGCCAAGCGCTACTTCGGCGGACGCAACTTCGGCATGCCGGAAACCGCCGACGGCGCCGACAGCATGCTGACCGGCGCTCCGACGATCGAGATCTGCACCAAGATCGTCAAGGTCGCGGCGCCGACCACCTGACCCCTTCCCTACCCGGCGCCCGCGACGCCGGTCCTTATGCGCCAGCTCGGCCCGTCGTCGCGGGTCGCGGGCCGGGCTGGCGCACCATCCTCCCGCGAAGGACTATCCCATGACCAAGCTGCTCAACATTGCCTCGCTCGCCGTCGCCGCCACCGCCGCCCTGCACGTCAAGGGCCCCACCGGCGAGCCGCTCTACGCCGACGAGGCTGGCAAGCTCCCTGTCCGCATCCACCTTCACGGCCCCGGCAGCCGCGCTTATGGCGCCGTCGAATCGCGCCAGTCCGCGCGCGCGCTGAAGCGCATGCAGGACAACGATGGCAAGATCACCGCGGCGACCCAGGAAGAGCGCATCGCCGAGACGGCCGAAGACCTCGCCGCGATCACCGTGTCGTTCGAGAACTTCGACTATCAGCCCGAGGGGGCCAGTCTCACCGGGCAGGACATGTTCCGCGCCGCATATGCCGATCAGGGCATTGGCTACATCACCCGCCAGGTTGCAAAGTTTGTCGCCGACTGGGGAAACTTCAAGGCCGCCTCGAAAGCGGCCTGACCCTCTATATTCGGCATATGGCGTGGCTTCAGGCCACGCCAAAGCCGGACCCTCGATCGCGGCGAGCCAAGTTCGTAGAAGACTCGCCTGCTCCCCGGCTCAGCCGGATTGAGAAGATGAAGCGCGACAAGATCGTGCCGCCTATGCCGCCCAACCCTGCGCCACATATCACCGACCGGCTGATCGAAATCGGCCTGACCCAAGCGGCCGGCATGGGCGCCGTGCCGCTATCGTGGATCGAGATCAACGCGTGGTGCGAACGTACCGCCGTTGACCTTGAGCCATGGGAGGCGCGGCTGATCCGCCGCCTCTCTGCTGCCTACCTCGCCGAAATCCACAAGGCCGACGTCGAAACCTGCCCGCCCCCGTGGCGAGCAGAGGTGACCGCGCGCGAGCGCGAGATCGAAGAAGCCAAGCTCCGCGCCGTGCTGGGCTGACCCTCGAAAGGAGGCCGCGATGATTGATGACGACGGCGCGGCCGCCCTAGAGGTTGGCTTCATCCTCAATACCGAAGGTGCGTTCGCCGAGTTGCTGCGCTTCGGCCAGATGTTCAGCTCCGAGACGCAAGACTTCATCCGCAACTCCGCGCGCATCGAGGCGGCTGCGGGCGGGATCAAGCTTGCCGGCGCCACCAGCGCAGTCGCCAATTTCGGCGCCGCGGCAACCCGCGAGGGTGCCAACGCAGCGCGCGAGTTCGCCCGCGTCGAGAAGGCCGGTGAGGCAATGGCGCGCCAGCTCGAGCGTCAAAACAGCGTGTTTGGCAAAACTCGCGAGGAGGTCCGTAGTGCTACGGCCGAATTCAGAGCGTTCGAAGCGCAACAGCTTGGCCTGACCGAGCTTGCCGGGCGGATCCGCAGCGAAGAGCTGGCCTTGGTCACGGCGACCAACCAGGCTGCGGCAGCGGCAGATGCTCAGGCGGAGGCCCTGCGGCAAGCTGCCTATGCTCACCAGCTGTTCGAGGCCCGCGTGAAGGCTGGCGCCGTGGCGCTGCGCGAGAAGGAGACAGCGAGCCTTGCCGCTGCTGCTGCGCTTGATGCGCAGGCCCGCCGTCAGGCTGCGCTCGCCAGCGCGATGTTCGAAGCCCGCGCGAAGCAAGGCATGCGCGACTATAACGAGCAGCAGGCAGCGGCAGAGATCGCACAGCGTGAAGCCAATGCGGCCGCCATGCGCCTCGAGGGGCTGGCAGCTGAGCAGTTGGCGCGCGAGCATGGTCAGCTGGCGTCGGCCGTGCGCGCGTCGCATAATGCCCAGGTTGCCGATGCAGCCGCGGCCGAGCAGCTACGCATGTCGACCGACCCCCTTTACGCGGCAACCAAGAAGCTCAATTCCGAAATCGCGGAATCGACGCGGCTGTATCACGCCGGGGCAACCGCGCCGGCTGAATATGCGCGCCAGCAGGAAGTGCTGACTGGTCGCCTGCGGCAAAGCGCGCAGGCGCAAGACGAAATGGACCGCGTCGCTCGCAAGGGCAAGGGCACCCTGACGCAGCTGTCGTTCCAGCTGAACGACGTCGCCACCATGGCGGCGATGGGCGCGGCGCCGTTCCAGATCTTCGCCAGCCAAGCGGGCCAGATCTTTCAGGTCGCGCAGATGGCCGAGGGCGGCGTGAAGGGCTTCGCAGCCGAGATGGGCGGCCTCGCTGTCGCGTTCCTTCCCGCGATCGCGGTCGCGTCCGTCGCTGGCGTCGCGCTCTACCGGTGGAAGGAGCAGATCAACGAAGACGCGGGCATGAAGAAATTCGCCGAGGGTCTCGGGCTGACGTCCAAGGAGATGAAGAAGCTTGGCGATCAGTCGATCACGACCGGCGACATGGTTGCCGGCGTATGGAAGACGATCACCGACGGCCTCAACCTAGGCGGGTCGGGCAAGTCGCTCATGGATTATCTGTTCTCGCCGAACGACGCGCAGCAGGTGCAGGGCTTCCTGGCATCGATCTATGGCACGTTCACTGGCACCTATGCGGCGATCGTCGAGCTGTGGAGCAGCATCTCGACGTCGGTGACGGCGTATGTGTCGGCAGCGGCCGCGGCCGTCGCGCAGTTCTTCGCCCCCGTCGTCGCTGCGGCCGAGTGGGCAGGCGACGGCATCTCGCAGATCTTCAACGCCATCTACAACCGCGTCGCCGGCTGGCTAAAGTCGATCGGCGGGGCAATCAGCGACTTCGCCGGCCCCATCCTGAAGGCCATGGGCCAGAGCGATGCCGCAACGGCGGTGACCAGCGCAGGCAGCAGCCTCGGCAAGGCGTTCGGCAAGGGTTACGCTCGGGGCGCAGGGCAGGTCGTCAACGGGACGAACACGTTCTTCGCCAAGGCTGCCGAGAACATCGTCAGCAAGTCGCAGGAGCGTCTGCTCAAGAAGGCCAACGAGATCAAGGCAAACCGGACGCCGAAAGCGCCGCCAAAGCCGAAGGTCGACCGCCATGCGGAAGGGCTGGTGCGCGACGCCGAGGCAATCGAGGCACAAATACGCAACCTCTACGACCTGGCGAACGCTTACGGCGTATCGGGTGCCGCAGCGCTGATCGCCGAGGCTCGTGTGAAGGCCGAGAGTAAGGCGATCAAGCAGCAGGCCGATATCACCGCAGCGGTATCGCGCCAGGTGCAGCTCTCAATTGCGCAACGTGTCTCCGATGCAGCCAAGTCGACGGCGGGCATGCGCGACCAGATCACCGCGCAGCAGCAGGTCAACGCGGCGGTAGCGGCTGGTCTCGTGCCGGCCGAGCGCGCCAATGACCTCATCGCCGCCCAGATCGCCGACTTGCCGCTGCTCGCCGCAGTTCAGGCCGCGCAACAGCTTGGGCTTACCGATGCAGCCGCGCGCGCGACGAAGGCGCTCGAGGATCAGCAGGCCGCGCGAAAGGCGCTGAAGGACACGGAAGAGGTCGGCCGGTTCAACACCGACATGACCGATGGCCGGAAGCAGCTTGCCACACTGGCCGAAGAGCTTCGGCTGGTCGGTGCGACCAATGACGAACGCGAGATCGGCCTGGCGACGCTCAAGGCGACGCAGGAAGCCGAGGCCCGGTTTACCGACCCCACTCGCCGCGCCGCGTACATCGCCCAGCAGGTCGAGATCGCGAAGGGGCATCAGGCCGTCACGAACGCAAACGACGCGCTCAACACGTCGCTCAGCGCCACTGCCGACCTGTTCGACACGATGGATCAGACCGCGCAGCGCGCCGCGCAGGGCATGGCCGATGCGTTCGGCAGCGTCGGTACGGCGATCGGCGATGCCGCGACGATCATGACCTCCTACTATGCGGACCAGGCGAGTCTGCAGCAGGCGCACGATGCTGCCATCAAGGAAGCGGGCACCGATCAAAACCGCATCGCCCGCGAGAACCAACTATTCGCGATGCGTACCGCCTCGGCGCAGACCGCCGCCTATGGTGACATGGCAGCCGCGGCGAAGGGCTTTTTCAAGGAAGGTACCGCTGGCTACAAGGCCATGGCTACCGCCGAGAAGGTCTTCCGCGCAATAGAGTTCGCCATGGCGGTAAAGAATGCCGCGGTGCAGCTCGGCCTCATCGGCGGCGTTACAACGGCGCGCACGGTCGCTGCGGCAACCGGCGTCGCGACCGACACCGCGTTCACCGCGACCAGCGTCGTGAATGCCGGGATGCGCGCCGCAGCGGACGGTACCGCTGCGATGGCGAAGACTGCGTCATCCTCGCCATTCCCGTTCAACCTCGCAGGCATGGCTGTGATGGCCGCTGCACTTGCGTCGCTCGGCATCTTCACCGGCTTTTTCGGTGGCGGCGGCGGCAAGAACACGCTCGCCAAGGCAAACGACGGCACCGGTACCGTGCTTGGGGATACCAGCGCGCAGTCGGAAAGCCTCAAGCGATCGATGGACGCGTTGAAGGAGGTCGATACCTTGACCAACACCTACGCGCGCCAGATGGCAGCATCCCTCAAGTCGATCGACAGCCAGATCGGCAACGTCGCGGCGCTGGTCGTTCGTGCTGGCGACGTCAACGCTTCGGCTGGCGTGAAGGAAGGCTTCGCCTCCGACACCACCGGCAAGCTGTTGTCCGGCATCGTGACCGGGGGTGGGCTGTTCAGCAAGATCCCGGTGGTCGGCAGCATCATCGGCGCCGTCGGCAGCCTGATCGGTTCGCTGTTCGGGTCGAAGACGACCGTCGTCGGCAGCGGCCTCTACGGCAAGGATCAGCAGCTCGGCAGCGTCCTGGGCGGCGGCTTTGATGCGTCCTATTATTCGGACGTCGAGAAGAAGAAGAAGTTCCTCGGGATCAGCACCGGCACGTCCTACTCGACGAAATATACCGGCGCGGACGCTGGCCTCGAAAACCAGTTCACGCTGATCCTGAAGCAGTTCAACGACGCGATCGCCGCGTCCGCGGGACCGCTCGGCATCGCCACCGGTGACGTGCAGGCCCGCCTCAACAGCTTCGTCGTCAGCATCGGGAAGATCGATCTCAAGGACCTCACCGGCGAGCAGATCCAAGAGAAGCTGACCGCGGTGTTTGGCGCTGCCGCTGACAAGATGGCGGCGACTGCAATCCCGGGTCTCGAGCGCTTCCAGAAAGTAGGTGAAGGCGCTTTCGAGACGCTCGTCCGCGTCGCGTCGACGGTCGAAGCGGTCGGCACTGCGCTGGATCTGCTCGGCACTGCCACTCGCGGTTTCAGCATCGACGCCAAGCTTGCACTGGCCGACCAGTTCGACAGCGTCAGCGACCTGACCAGTGCCGCGAGCGCTTATTTCGAGGCGTTCTACAGCAAGGAAGAGCAGGCCGCCGCCAAGACGGCGCAGTTCGCCAAGGTGTTCGACAGCCTCGGAATGGCGATGCCGGCAAGCCTTGCCGGTTTCCGCCAGCTCGTCGAGGCACAGGATCTCAACACCGCCGCGGGGCAGTCGGCTTACGGCACGCTGCTCAAGCTCGCGCCGGCGTTCGCCGACCTGCAGTCCGCGATGGAGGGCGCCCGGAGCGCGGCCGATATCGCAGCCGAGCGGCAAGACCTCGAGCGCAAGCTGCTCGAATTGAAGGGCGACACCGCGACGCTGCGCGCCCTCGACCTTGCCAAGCTCGACGTCAGCAACCGCGCCTTGCAGCAGCAGATCTGGGCGATCCAGGATGCACAGGAAGCGACCAAGGCTGCCGAGGCGCTGCGCGACGCTTGGACGTCGGTCGGTGACGGTCTCATGGACGAGGTGAAGCGCATTCGCGGGTTGACCGACGCAGGCAACGGCAATGGCTTTGCCGCCCTGCAGGGACAGTTCAACACGGCGACCAGCGCCGCGCGCAGCGGTGATCAGGATGCGGCCAAGACCCTGCCGGCGCTCAGCCAGGCGCTGCTGACGGCTGCGGCTGAGCAGGCGACCAGCCGGCAGGAGCTGGAACGCGTGCGGGCCATGACCGCCGCCAGCCTCGAGGCGACCTATGGCGTGATCAGCGCGCTCGGCAACGGCACCACCGCGCCGACCACCGAGCAGATGACCAGCCGGCAGGAGCTCGACCGGGTGCAGGCGATGAATGACGCCAGCCGCCAAGCCGCCTATGGCGTCGTTAGCGCGCTCGCGGGCAGTACCGCCGCGTCGGGTCGCGCCGCCACGCCGATCGATACCATGATCACGGCCGCCAACGTCGCGACCGGCAAGGCGCCCGCGCCGGCCAACGACGATCTGATCGTCAGCGCCATCGAGGCCTTGCAGGAGGAGGTCGCCGGCCTGCGCCGTGAAAATGGTTCTGCGCAGTCCGAGATCGCCCGCCATGCCAAGGGGATCGATCGTAAGCTTGACGATGTCACGGCCGATCATAACGGCATGGCGTTCAGCGTCGGCAATGCGAGCGCCGCCTGATGAAGGTCGTCACCTCCGCAGGCGCGATCGAGCTCGGCACCGTCGAGACGGCGCCAACGATCGGCGTCATAGACTACAGCCGGCGGGTCACCGACGAATTCGGGGTGACCACGGTTGTGCAGCGCGGTTTCGCGCGTCGCATGACGGTGCGCCTCGCTGTGCCGTTCGACGACGTCGACACGATCCAGCGCCAGCTCGCCGAGCTTCGTGCCACCTCGGCGACGTGGATCGCCGACGATCGCTTCGGCAGCCTATCCGTCCGCGGGTTCTACAAGGAATTCGAGGTCGATCACGCGACCGCGCCGCTCAGCTA